AATCCTGCGGCACGCAGAAAATACGCGGTTTCACGCCACAAACGGCAGCAGATACCAAGAACGCTTTTAAGCCAGTGTAATTGCCGTCGCTGTCCACTGTGCCGATGACGTTTGCTTTCATGGTGCTTTCATCTTCGCTTTCTTCCACTCGAATGACGACCACTTTACAATTCACGATATCCGCAATGCCATCTAACGCACGGGATAATGTGCCTTGTTTACCGGCTTTTGCTTGGACTTCGGCGGTGATACCTGTTAAAAGAGTGGGTTTGTTGAGTGGGAAAACAGTTGCGTCTGCATCTGCTGCCGTTGCCACTAAACCGATCACGGCAGTGGATAATGTCTTTATTGTGATCGAGAGAATGGAGCAGTGCGAGCGGTTGGAAGTGTGAAAAACGGGGTAACAAAATTCGGCTAAAATTGACCGCGCTCTATTATGCGTCTGACGCCGAACTTCCACCTCTTCCTTTGATAATTCTAGCTGTCACCTCTTTTGTATAACTTTTAAAATCAGCAAGTTTTACAATAAACATTTCTGTTTCTGTTGTTTGCATTGGAAATCCCATCTCGTTCTCGCCGATTGAAAAAAACCAACTGCCGTATTGTTCGTAAATTAATAATGCTCCTTGAAACTCTTTTGGCAGTGTTGCTACGCATAAAGCACTATTGTCAATATCTTCATCGGTCGCAGCTGGCACTGTGACTTTTAAAACTTCCACACTACTGATTCCTTGTGATGTACCGCCAATTCCATTTTTTATTTCGCCAATATCTTTTCCTATTTGAAGAATAAGTTTTAGTAAATTTTCATTTTTTTGTGGTTTAGGCATAAATACTCCGATTTGTTATGCTAATTTTGCTTTGTTGTATTCGCCAACTAAATCAAGGTTGTCAAAATTTGATTGCCATTCTTGAAGTGTTGTGACGTTCGTTTTGATTTCTTGTAAAGTGGCGGTTAATGCATCTCTTATGTTTTTATCGGAAATTAATTCACCTATCTTTGATGCAATTTCAAATAATGTGTCTAAATCTTCAGCTAATTCCCCGCCTTTGATTTTATTTAAAACTCTTGTTTCTGCTTCGTTGATTAGTTCATTAATTTTATCTAATCCATATCCACTTTGTGTTCCGCCTTTTTTTATATTGTTTATTTCTTCTTTTAATGCTTTATAATCTGCGCCAACCGCCTTTGTTAATTCAATGATTTTTTGATAATTTCCACTTGTCATGTTTAGCCTTTAAATTTTGGATAATTCATATAATGCCAATAAATCTGGCAAATCTTCTTCACCTAACTGCAGCACTTCAACCTTTTCAATAATTGCTACGATTTCTTGCTTTCCAACTGTTGCAATGATTTCTTGTTTATCCACAGTTGCTATAACTTCTTTTCTGTCAGTTGTGACAATAAAATCATTATTCGCCATAAATTAATTTTCAATTTTTGATGGTGTGTAGTCTTTTCCCAGAATAATAGTGCCGTTTTTAACCACTGTTTTTACCTTGCCTGAATTTGAGATTGTTTGTAAGTCATATCCGGCATTATTCCATGACGCCCCTTGTGTTACTTCATGTCTAAATTTCACTAAAATGACGCCGCCTTTAGCGTCTAAAATATCAATATCTCCAGTTGTTGATGATAATCTAATCACGGGTTCATCATTTGATACCGCATACAAATCCAATCTAGCCACATTGCTTAAATCATACGGCTTAATGCTATTATCATTTTGCTTTTCAAATACCCGAACTGTACATTCTTCATCGTCGCCACGGTATAGTTCAATCGTTGTTCTGCTCATTATTCACCTATCTTGCGGTTTTAAAACGCGCGTCATGTTGCTTGCCTGTAATTTCATTTTTATAGGCTTTTTTACAATGGTTTTTATCTCTAAACAGCCAATTAATAAAACGATAGAGTACACGCCAACGCTTTTTTGGTTGTTCGGCTAATATGGCCCCGCGATAGGTTCGACTTGATAATGTTTCGTCTGCGGCTCCGCCCGTTAAGGCATTGAATAATTGGTCAATGGCAATGATGTTGTGATAAGCGTAGAGTTTTAATTTGCTTGGAATTTCCATTCTTCAATTTCCTTTTCAAGTGCGGTGAGTTCTTCTAGTGTTTTCGTGGCAAGCAAACGATCTTCAAACGCCTGTCTTTGCCCAATAATCACACCAACTGCAAGGGCGAATTGCTCTGATTTCTCAATAACTTTTTGCACCAAAACATCAAAAGGAATGTTGCGAATTCTGGCAATTTGCTTAAGCATTGGCGTATCGGCTTTATTATTTCCCTGCCACGCTAACGCCTCTTTCTCTTGACGATAAAAGCTCTCAATCTCTGTTTGTGGGTAGCCTGAAAGCAAGTCATTTTTAATCTTGTCTGCCTTATCCGCTAGAATGTTAAGTAGATTTTCTTTTTTACGCTTAGCAAACTCTGTTTTCTTATCATTCGAAACCTTAAAAGATTTCGATTTAGAGTCAAAAACATGGTATTCACTAGGTGATTTTCCAGAATATTTAATAGCACCATTTTCCAACCATACTTCGCCACCGCCTGTAATGCTTGCGGAAATTCCATCAATTTCATCTTGATTGACTTCAATCCACCCCTGTTTCTCTAGAACAAGATAATCTGGGGAAAATGTTTGCTTATCTAAGTTAAATAACATCATATTTTTTACCATCTATACCATCCAATAGCTAAAATATTAAGCGCTGTTTCTCCACTGTTGTTTATTTCCACAACGTTACCATTTTGTATATTCGCACCTATTGCCTTCTGTCCTCTTCCTACATCTGTTGCTTGCACTGCGCAATAGCCTGTAAATGATTCAGGCAAATTAACTTTCGCATATCCGTCAATTAAGACTGACATAATAATTACACGCATTACAGCATTATCAGCCATTGGAATATCATACACTTCCGCACCATTGTAATGATTCTTATAGTATTGGTGACGGAAGCGGCTTTTAGCGTAAGAATGACTGTTTAATTTGAAATCAACCCATTTTGTTGTAGTGGCTTTATCGCTATTGTCGTTCCAGTCTGGAGTGTTTATATAGATCTCTTTTAATCGCTTTTCATGTGTTCCAAAAGAATTTCTATTATCAATGTTTGGAACCCATGCGTGATTACTTCCAATCTTCCAGCTTATTGAGTCATTAACAAAAATATTTGTGACATCTTCTTCTGCCTTATATCTTAAGCCAAATTTAGTAACACCTTGAGCCTCTAAATCAAGTTCTGCACCTATTACACCATCAATCTTAACTATCGCATATCTATCATGCTCAACAAGAAACCCACTTACATCTGTTACCCTTCCGCTGCCTCTGCTGCCGTTTGGTCTGACATGAAAGCTTGCCAATGGCGAACTATTAAAAGGGATATTTATGCCATAACGGTGATAAACTAAATCGCCAGTTAGCCCACCGCCAATGGCTAACTTGTTACTTACTTCGCCACTTGCATCAACTCCATTCCCAATAATGATTGAATTATTAACTGCGCTTGCAGTTTTCATAGCATCAACGCCAACCACTATTGAGTTTGTTGTGTTAGCTTTATTCCCTGCGTGCGATCCAATGCCTATGCTGTTGGTATGGTTTCCTCTTTCAAAAGCACTAGCGCCAACCGCAATTGTTTTTGATATTGCTTTCCCATGTTTCAAAGCGTGAGCGCCGACCGCAACAGAAAATCCTGAGCGTGTCGCATATCTTAATGATGAGAATCCAATCGCTGTATTGTGATTGGTGTCTAAATCACCAGTATCATTATTGCCGTAAACGTATTTAAGTTCTGATTGTCCAGATGTATTAAGGCTTTTTGACGATTGGATCGTAATGGTGTTGCCAGTTTTACTTAATACCTTTGCAGGCACTACATCATTTAAAAGTGTTTTAGCTGCACCGTCCAATAGTCTAACGCCAATGATGCAATTAACATCCGCACCATGAAGATTATCGAAAGTTAAAGTAATTACATTCCCTGCTTGGCTATATGAGCCTGATTGGTTTCCTCGCCATAATACCCATCCACCATTAGGCGCTACATCTGATTCAAGTTCATTTAATGCACCATATCCGATAGCAGTGTTATATAACCCTTTTTTTAATTTCTCTGCCGCATAAGCTCCAATGGCCACACTACTAGATGATTCGACATATTGATTTAGAGCATTCGCACCGACAGCCACGCTCTCTTTTGCCTTCGATGGAAACCCGTGTTCAATATCACCACTAAATCCAATTGGAACAATCCCACCAATCGCACCAATACCAACAGCGACATTCAATTCGCCTGATCCTAAGTTTTGCCCAGCGATTCGACCAATAGCAACGTTCCCGTAACCTGTTGTAATCCCTCGGCCAGCCGCACCGCCAATCGCAACATTTCGAGTTCCGCTTAGCTTGTCTTGCGAATACCATTCCGTTTCAGCTTGCACCTGATACAAGGTATCTGCACCGATTGCGATATTATCTCGACTGATTGAAGTTGTACCTTGCGCACGTTTACCTAGAGCGATGCTGCTAACACATTTTTCCATGTTAGCCATTGCCCCCTCACCGATAGCAATAACATCGGCTCCAGTCCACTCATTTGATTTTAATTTCTCGCCCGCTTTTGAGCCTGATATAAATCGTCCGATTCCTGTTCTTGGCGAATTATATTGGGCATTAACCTCAACGCCACCGATAACAAATTTTCCGTTTTTATACTTGTTTTTGGTTGGGTATTTGTCTGCTGTATTAATAGTTAATCCTAGACAGTCAATATATTCGCCTAAACTTGCTTTTTCAGCGTTGTCTAATGCTGACAGTTCATTCCCGCCAGAATAGCCAAAATCATATAGTGATAATGTATTATAAATTCGCTTCCATCGTTTCCCGCCAGCTGTTACAATCACCGTTCCGCCGTTATCAGCTGATTGCGTATCGTTAAAATCAGCCTCAAACTGACCGCCGCCTTTATTGCTGCCGTCATAATATCCCTTAACTAAGATGCGCTGATTGTTTTCTTTTGGCTCAATCGTTCTAAGTTGTTCTATCGAATTACATTGTCCAACTAAACGGAATCCGTCACTATCTGACAATTCGTTTTTAAAACGGTCAAGCTCAACTCGTGTTACAAAAATAATATTTTGATTTAATGTAATTTTGATGTTGTCACTTGAACTAACAGCCAAAATAATTCGGTAATATTGGACCTTCCCACTTCCGCTTTTTAACACAGGCTTATAGTTTTCAGGTGTATTTGCGACAGCGACTAATTTTCCTTTTTCATCAAATATGCCGATTTCTCTTACCCAGAAATCGCCAACGTTTTCAGGAATCAAAAACTCGCAAATTACCTGATTTGGATTTTCGGCATCAACTACAACGTCTGTTGTGTTTGCGCGATAAACTTCATGCACAAGTGCTGTTTGTGTTGCCGTAGGTGTGGTGTTTTGTCCGTTTCCATCGCCAACTGCCATTGTTGCCAGATTAATCGGTTTTCCTGCTCCAATTTGTGCTGCAATATATTTTTCGCCGTAATTGGTTAATTGTGAGTAATACTGTGTCATGACTTATCTCGGATAAATTGTGGTAATATCACCGCTTTGCGGTGCGCTAAAAACATTGATTCTTCCTTTTTGGGTTGATGCAATGGCTAACTCTGTCATTTGTCTAGATACTGGCTTTGTATCTTCAATCAGTCTTATTAATTCTTCGTACATTTCATTTGAAAACCCTTTGTCTTTTAATTCGACAAACAATCTGAATGTTCCCGCTGTGCGTTCTCTTTTTTCGTTGAACCATTCTCTGATTTCAAATTTATAGCCTAGTGTTTCAACAATTTTTCGCACAGCTGAAACCGTGCCTTTTTTTTGATGCAACGAAAATGCATCTTCAATGGCTTTTCGTTTAATGTTCTCTGGCCAGTATTCTTCCCACCTGTCAACGGAAAAGGCCCAAGCCAAATATGGCAAAAGATTGACAGGGCATTTCTTTGCGTCAATTAATTCCGCTATTTGGATGTTATTTGTGACTGCTTCCTGTAAGCATTCTGCCGCTCGTTTTTCTAATTGGCTTGCGCCAACTGGCAACAAATGATTAGCTGTATTCATCGCTGATCACCGTCTCTATTGTCGATTGTGTACAATAAGCTGATTGCGCATCATTTAAGATTAAGTCAGTTTCAGGCGATAAAATTTCAACGTTTTGGACGCCTTCCACATGCAAAGCTGCATAGATTCCAGATCGTGTAATGTCTTTCCCAATTCTTTTTGTCCGCTGCGTATAACGTTGCAAGTTATCTCTTGCGGCTTTCAAAATGGGTTCTGTTTGCGGACCACGGAATAAATGCAATTTGGCATTAACTTGATATTCAAAAACTTCAACCGCTTGCACGGTTACGCGGTCTGCGATTGGTCTTACATCTTCATCATTTAATGCGATTTTTACCGCATTAATCATTTCTTGTGTTGGTATGCCATGGTTGTCATGTGATTGCACTGTGACTGTCACATGTGCGGGTTTTGGAGATACCACCGACACATCGGCAATTCCGCCATGTGATGATAGTGCGTAGAACGTATAAGCTTTGCGCGGACCCGCGCTTGAAAGTGCTTCAAATGCCAGTTGCACGCGAGTCCTTAAATCATCGTCTGATTCTTTGATTTCTTTAAGTGGCGGAATAACATTATTGTTTTCTGCTTGCACAACCAATCTTTTAACATTGAAATTTGCTGCGATAACGTCTAAATCACTACCTGTTGCATAAGCAAGCATTGTTGCTTTTGCTGCATCATTTATGCGTTGTCGCTCTAGAATCTGCAAATAACAGTTTTCTTCAAGTAA